AGGCAGTAAAAGCAGCCTATGACCTTGCTAACGCAAAATATACCGCTCAGGACGCAACGACGGCACGAAAAGGGATAGTTCAGCTCAGTAGCGCCACTAACAGCACATCTGAAACGCTGGCTGCGACGCCAAAAGCTGTTAAGGCGGTAATGGATGAAACGAACAAGAAAGCGCCCTTAAACAGTCCTGCACTGACCGGAACGCCAACAACGCCAAAAGGGACTAATAATACTCAGATCGCAAGCACGGCTTATGTGATGGCCGCGATTGCCGCACTTGTAGACTCGTCGCCTGACGCACTGAATACGTTGAACGAGTTAGCGGCGGCGCTGGGAAACGACCCGAATTTTGCGACCACCATGACTAAAGCGCTTGCGGGTAAGCAACCGAAAGATGCCACCCTGACGGCGCTGGCCGGGCTTGCTACTGCGGCAGACAAGTTTCCGTATTTTACGGGGAATGATGTCGCCAGCCTGGCAACTCTGACAAAAGTCGGGCGGGATATTCTTGCGAAATCGACCGTTGCCGCTGTTATCGAATACCTCGGTTTACAGGAAACGGTAAATCAGGCTTCTGGCGCATTACAGAAAAAACAGAACGGCGCAGATATTCCAGGAAAAGATACCTTCACCAAAAATATTGGTGCCTGCCGCGCATATAGCGCATGGCTGAATATTGGTGGCGATAGTCAGACCTGGACAACCGCACAATTCATTTCGTGGCTGGAGAGTCAGGGGGCATTTAACCATCCTTACTGGATGTGCAAAGGCTCATGGGCTTATGCAAACAATAAGGTCATTACAGATACAGGTTGCGGAAATATTTGTCTTGCAGGTGCTGTGGTGGAAGTTATTGGCACTCGCGGCGCAATGACCATACGCGTTACTACGCCGAGTACATCCAGCGGTGGCGGAATTACTAACGCTCAATTCACCTATATTAATCATGGTGATGCTTATGCTCCTGGCTGGCGACGAGACTACAACACGAAAAACCAGCAGCCTGCATTTGCTTTAGGGCAAACAGGAAGCAGGGTTGCAAATGATAAAGCTGTTGGCTGGAACTGGAATAGCGGCGTTTATGATGCAGATATCAGTGGCGCATCGACATTAATCCTCCACTTTAATATGAATGCGGGGAGTTGCCCTGCTGTACAGTTCCGCGTGAATTATAAAAACGGCGGTATCTTTTATCGTTCAGCGCGTGATGGTTATGGCTTTGAAGCTAACTGGTCAGAGTTTTACACCACAACCCGCAAACCCTCTGCGGGGGATGTTGGTGCATATACGCAGGCAGAATGTAACTCAAGGTTTATTACAGGTATTCGCCTGGGCGGTCTGTCATCTGTTCAGACATGGAATGGTCCCGGCTGGTCTGACAGGTCAGGTTATGTCGTTACGGGTTCAGTTAACGGAAACCGTGATGAATTAATTGATACAACTCAGGCAAGGCCAATTCAGTATTGCATTAATGGAAGGTGGTATAACGCGGGGAGTATTTAATTATGATGCACTTAAAAAACATTACTGCTGGCAACCCTAAAACAAAAGAGCAATACCAGCTAACGAAACAATTTAACATCAAATGGCTTTATTCAGATGATGGAAAAAACTGGTATGAGGAACAAAAGAACTTTCAGCCTGATACGTTGAAAATGGTCTATGACCGTAACGGCGTTATTATTTGTATTGAAAAGGATGTTTCAGCAATTAATCCAGAAGGCGCAAGCGTCGTTGAATTACCTGATATTACAGCAAATCGCCGGGCTGATATTTCGGGTAAATGGATGTTCAAAGATGGCGTAGTGATAAAGCGAACTTATACCGGGGAAGAGCAGAGGCAGCAGGCAGAGAATGAAAAGCAAAGCCTGTTGCAACTTGTCAGGGATAAAACCCAGTTATGGGACTCACAGCTACGGCTGGGCATCATTTCCGACGAGAGTAAACAAAAATTAACAGAGTGGATACTCTTTGCGCAGAAAGTCGAATCTACAGACACTTCCAGCCTGCCAGTAACATTTCCCGAACAACCTGAATGAGACAAGGCCCGATAGCGGGCCTTAATTTTTATTCAGGCTTTTGTGGCCATTCAGGATTTGCCGTATCCACACGGCTGACCAGAACACTGTAGCGTTCCCATGACTCCAGTCGTGTGCGCTCCTCGTCTGTTGCCATATTCAGCCTGGCAGCGCGTTCCAGTGGCTGGATGACTGATTCAGCTTCGGAAAGCAATGCGGCCTTTTGTGATTCGGCCTGTTGTTGCTGTTCGTCTGCTGTATAAATCCGCTTAACCACAGTTCCGTCCTTAAACATCCACTTCCCTGAATCATCGGCACGACGATTGACTGTTATATCTGGAATCTCAACGACACTAAAGCCTTCGGGATTAAGCGTTGAGGCATCTTTGGTTATGGCAACAATAATATTATTTTCGTCGTAAACAATCTTTATGGTGTCTTCCTGAAAGCTATTTACTTCCTCATACCAGTTTTTACCGTCTTCTGTATATAACCAGATAACATCAAAATTCTTTGTTAGCTGATATTGCTCTTTTGTTTTTGGATTTCCTGACTTAATATTTTTTAAATGCTGCATAATTTACACCTGTGCTACGTTATACCATGTGCCATTGATGTATTTTTGTATTGGTCTGAAGATGGCTTCATCATCGCCATCTACTTCACCAATGATTCTTAATCCGGTAATTGCGTGTCCGGCTTTTTCATAACGACCACCACGCGCCATCAATTGAACAACTCGCGTACCCAGGCGAACATCTTTTACATAGCGTGAATCAAAATTCCCCCAGTTGCTGGGCTGTATCTGACCGTTAACAGAAAATATTACCGAGTTATCTGTATTTCGCTGGCTATAGAAATGCCATCCTGCCTCATCGCCTAACTCTGCAACTACTGGACGGGTTGAAGCACCCCATAAATTAAACGTTACATTCTTTGTGGAGGTGTTGGAGCTGGATAGCGAGATTTTTTTACTATCACCTGCCTGAATGTTTTTAAAAGCAATAGCAACTCCATTCTGAAAGCGGAATACTCGCTGACTATTAGCGTAAACATCCAGAATACCGTCTCCATTCTGTTTAAATCCGGTATCATTATCACCAAGAACAATAGAGCTACCACCTAACGCATTCGTCGTACCAACTCCAAGGCTGCCATTAATGACGGCATTAACAAGAATATTTAGTGCATCCCATTTCAGCGTCATCAGGTCTTTTGTTGTGGTGCTTTGTTTGCTTCTCCATTTGAAATATTCATTGCCGTTGTCGCCTGTTTCAAACCACATGTATGAATCAGTATCGCTGTCGGCATCATTTTTAAATCCAATCTTCGCCCAGTCAGTATTTCGAATCCAGGCAAGGATTGAGTCGTTTTCAAAAGTAAGCCCACCGGACAAGGTATCGCCATTCTTTTGCACGGCGTTCCTGGCCCTGTTTACCGTTTCCTGTAAACCGAGGTTTTAGATAATGGCCGTTTCTGGCCTGCATGGCATGATTTGCGCTTTTGGACGGGAGATTCAGTGTGCTGATTGGCTATGTAAGGGTATCAACAAATGATCAGAATACAGACCTGCAACGAAACGCTCTTGTTTGTGCAGGATGTGAACAAATATTTGAAGATAAATTAAGCGAGACAAAGACAGACCGACCGGGATTAAAACGCGCTTTAAAGCGCCTTCAAAAAGGTGACGCACTGGTTGTCTGGAAACTGGACTGACTGGGTCACTGTATGCGGCATCTTGTCGTGCTGGTGGTGGAAGCCTGGAAAAAGTATCGGGTGTTGCTGAACCGTGTTGATACATCAACTGCACCTGATATTGAGTGGCCTACGAACCCTGTCAGGGAGTAATCATTGGGATTATGCCGCAGCACGTCTTAAGCAAGAACGTGCTGCGGTTGGATGCTATTTTTTCCCTGAAGCGGAAAACATTACTACAGTACCTTGAACCTTGGTTTTAACATTCTCGAAATGCTCTGAGAGTATATGTGTTAAGCCTTCTTCGGAATCTTTTGTGTTTGAAAAGATGCCTTTCTGATTGTAAATGCGC